GGGATTGATGGGCCATTGCTGCACAATTCCTTAAACTTCAACGCACTAGGCGGGAAATATGGGTCACAACAATTGATGGCGTAATCCATCCGTGGGCGGTAGGTCAAGTAGATGCCAAGCTGATTTATCCATTCCTGCCGAATCATCTGCGGGTCGATTCCTTCCCAATGTCTAGCAAAGGATGCGCCGTAAATCGCACCAAGTCTGGAAAAGATGTAATCAAAGCCTGAATCAGGGCTGCAATAGTCGGTCATTGTCTACCTCCGTTGGTTTAGCCCAAAATGGTTTTGGGGCTGTTAGACCGCGAGTCAAAACATGAAGATTGTTTGCAGCCCTTTGATTGGCGGTTAGCTTTTCCTCCATCCATGTGGCCTTGAACCCTGTCCAGCCTCTTGCACAACAGGTTTCCAATGCTGTTTGCAGGCTTACCCCTGCTTTCTTGGCCTCACGCTCAATTCCATCCAATGCGGTCTGCGTGACTGCTGCTTTCTTCTCTTTCCTCAATTTCAACCAATCTTGCCAAACAGATTCCGTCACGCCGAATGGCGGGGCGACTGTCTTTGTATTCTTTGGTTCTTGGTTATTGGTTCTTGGTTTATGGTTATTGGTTGCTATTGGGGTAGCATTAGGGGGGGGAATAGGGGGGGCATCGGGTGGGGATAGCCACCGTTTAGCCGCCCCACGTTTTCCAGCGTCAACCATCTCGCGGTATTTGGCAATTTCCTCATCAGCACGCGCACTTACAAAGCCTTTGTCGGTGCTGACAAAAAACTCATTCAGCACACTCAGGACTTCCTGCTCATGGTCGCGCATCCCAATCTGGCGGGCAATGTCCCGCTGCTTGATAGGCGCTTCGTGTAGGTAGTAGTGGTCTAAAAGCCGCCTGTAGGCAATGTCTTCAATCACTGTTAAGTGATGGGTATGGCTTTTGTAGTCCCCAATGTGGAACTGGAAATAGTGCATAAGCATCTCCAACTGGCCTCCACTAACAAGGAAACTTCGGCAGGCGGGGAGGCTCGCTTTTCGATACGCTCATGACTTCGTACCTAGCCGGGTTTCGCAAAATTCTACACCGATTCTTTCGCAAGCTCAAGTGCTCTGGTCAACAGGGCAATTGTGGCAGCGTCCAGGTCATCTTCAATGTTGTACTCAGCAGCAAGCTCAATGGCTTGGCACAGCAGGATTTCTGCACTTTGAAGCTCTAATTCATCCATAGTCATCCAGCGAGCCTAACATGGTTTTTTGATAAAAACATAGGTGAAAACCCCTAGTAAATAGTTCAAAAAAGGCTGGAAAGCTGCGATAAGATGCAGTCACCGCAAGCACACCGTAAGCGGATTTATCGACCAAGAAAGGTTTTTTATGACACAAGTTTCATTCAGAGAATTAGTTAGGCAAGAGCTATCCAGCACCACATTTTGCTGCTATTGCCTAGAAGTGCAAGGAGACAAATGGCATTGCTGCCAAGAGAACCACTTTGTACCGTTTGGCGACCTATACCCCGAAGACCAGGAAGACATCTTGAACAACGAAATGGATGAGTACGAAGGAGCAGACAAATGACTGTCCATACCACAATCCGTTACATCCCTTGGGATAGTCTGGGCAACGGGCAACCCACTGAGCTATCTGTCGAATACGAATGGGACACGGAGATGAACACCTTGGTGGTCTTTTCTGTCTGCCATGCAGGGCTGGAATGGATTGACTACCTGAGCGGCTCTACCCGTGAACACATCACTAACAAAATTTCCGAAAGGCTCGAAGATGACTGCGAATAAAGAAGCTGACCGCATCATTGCTGATGCAGAAGAAGCTGCACAGCGTTACGGTGCAAAAGACCCAGCAGATAGACTGGCCTACCAAGTTGGAGTGCTGCAAGCCCACATTCGTGGACTGTGCCATGAGGCGCAGTACAACAGTGATGAGCTAAAGAAGCTCCAGCAGGAAATCCTATGGGAGCGCAAACAATGACCACATCATTCAACTCCGAAGAAATCATTGAATATTGCAAAAGCAGCGGTAACCATACCCTCTATTTGGAAATCTATGTGAAACAACTTTGCCGTTGGATAGAAATCCAGGATGAGCGTATCGAATGGCACAAAGAGCAACTGAATCAAATTTACAAGGAAAAAAAATGAAAGAAATAGCAACAGCATTAGTCAAAGCACAAAAGGCTTTTGGCCCTGCACTAAAGACATCGACCAACCCACACTTTCGCAGCAAGTATGTGGACTTGTCAGGCTGCATCGAAGCAGTCATTGACAGCCTAAACAACGCAGGTATTGCATTGGTGCAACGCACCAGCGAGGACAGCACAGGCGTGACTGTGGAGACTGTTTTCATCCATGAGTCTGGAGAGACATTGGAGTGCGGCAAATTGCACGTTCCAGCGGGTAAACAAGACCCGCAGGGGTATGGGTCAGCATTGACCTATGCACGGCGCTACAGCCTCATGGCGGCGTGTGGGATAGCTCCTGAAGACGATGATGGCAATGCAGCATCCCGTGGCCCTCGCATTGCAGCAGCTAAGACTGAATTGGTGTCACCAGGGCGAACAAATACGCTTGCTGTGGTGGCACAAGCAATCAATGACCGCATGGCAGCAGATGATGCTGTCGGCGCTCTTGGTGAATACCAATGCATCGTTGATGCTGAGGAAAAAGTAGCACTGTGGGGAATGCTTGACAGCAAAACCCGTAGCGCAATCAAAAAACAATCTGAACTTTCAAAGGGTTAAAAAATGGCAAAACTATACGATGTGACAGTGGTGAACGGCAAGTACGTCAAAGATGGTGTTGAGAAAAACAACTACCAAAAAATTGGTTCCATCATCGAAACCAAGAATGGCAAGCAGTTGAAGTTGGACTCCATTCCTGTGATTGAAGGTGGCTGGAATGGTTGGGCATACCTGAACACTCCAAAGGCCAAAGATGGCTTTCCAAAGGATGATGGCTTTCCAAAGGACGATGATTCAGACATCCCATTTTAGTTAAAACGGGGGAAAGCAGATGCTGATACAAGGGACTGCGGAACGGCGGTCAGTCAGTGCAGCGAGTACCCCACCTTTTAGGATACTTTATGACTTATCAATATCTTGAACTTGAAATTATCCGCTGGGCAGAGGCTAGGAAAATCATTCCTAACAGCACTCCTCAGACTCAGCTTTTGAAGGCCGTGAGTGAGCTTGGTGAGCTTGCAGATGCCACTATCAAGAAGCAGCCTGGGAAGATTACTGATGGCGTTGGTGATGTGATGGTTTGTCTCATCATTTACTGCGCCTTGCAGGACATCAACCTAGTTGACTGCATGGAGTGGGCTTACGATGAAATCAAAGACCGCAAAGGCACATTGCTTGCCAATGGAGTGTTTGTGAAGGATGAAACATGAGATACATCCTAGATTTCTTTGCCCTGGTTGGCCTTGTGTCTGTAATCCTTGCAGTAGGGATTTACATGGGCTATACAAGCTATGAACCTAAGTGCGGAACTGTGGCAGCACTCTTAACAGAGCATTGCAAATGAAACAATTTATCAAACAATTACTCACTCCGCTAACTCCATTGGAACTAGCTGCACGTGAACTGATAGAGGCTCAACGCTCAAAGCTAGAGGCAGAGACAGCATTGGACTATGCCTCGCACATGGTGATGTATCACGATGCTCGTATCAGTCGATTAAGTGACCGTTTAGGTGAACTAAAAGGAGACTGACCATGCAAGATGACGATACTGACGCTGGTGGCGACTTCTTTGTTGACATGGTGAAGACCGCTATTGGGATATTTTTTATATTGGTGCTTGGCTCCACTGTTGTCGCTGTTATATGGGGATTCCTGATATGAAAACTGAAGAAGACGAAGCCTTTGACGAACTCGCCCGCAAGCAGGGTAACTGGGGCGGGGGCTATCAAGCCAAACGACAGATGGCTGCGGACAAGTTTATTGCCGCAGAAGAACGCAAGGTAGGTGAGCGTTATGGCTATGTACCAAAGCTGCATCCTAGTGAGTGGATGAATGACCATAACGAGGACAACCTCGATATGGTGGCACAGCCAGCGCAGGAGCCTGTAGCGCAATGGCTGGAAGATGCTTTTCGCGAGGGATGGGAAGCCTACCGAGAGTCGGAATTTGCAAGCAAAATTACCGAAGATTGGGCTTTTGGAAATAGCTTTGCAAATTGCAGAATGATTGATTTGCAACAGAACACCCCGCCACAGCCAGCGCAGGAGCCTGTGGCGTGGGTGTGCGAAGGGTTTGCGTCCGATGAAAAACACGCAATTGATTATTGGCAGGAGGATGTAGATGACATTCCAATTGGCACGTTGCTCTACACCACCCCACCAAAGCGCGAATGGGTAGGGCTGACACCAGAAGACATACTGGTTCTGTTTGACGAACACAATCTTTACGGGAGTAAGTTGGTTGAATTTACCCGCGCAGTTGAAACCAAAATAAAGGAGAAGAACAATGATTGAAGAAGACATCCACTCATGCGGATATTACTGCCAAATACCTGCTTGCATAAAGGCACAGCGAGATGCAATGCGCGACAAATATGTTGTTGATGATTCACTAGGTAAGCACTATGACATGGGCTGGAATGCTGCACTAGATGAGGCCATTGAACGTATTGGTGAAATTAACGCATTTGGAAAAGCAACGCAGGATAGCTTTTCTGTTTACATCAAAAATATGGAAAAGTAAGAATGAAGTGTCCGACTTGTAAAGCATGGGCTGAAGTAAAAGAAACTCGCAGTAAACCCAACAATGAGAAGTATCGGCGCTATCAGTGTGCCAACGAACATAACTTTAGCACTAAGGAAACTGTTGCTATATGGGACAACCGCTATGAAAGCACAAAGCCTAATGAGATTCGCAACTTGCTGCGCAGTGTGCCTAACGGGTTATCTGCGCCTCAGATTACCAAGGTAGTTGGTGTAACTGTCTGCTACGTGCGAAAGACATTGGCAAAGATGGATGATGCGTACATCATTGACTGGGTTACTACTCCACGTTGCTACCCCTTGTGGTCAGTAGCCGAACGAGGTCAAGACAAACCACCTGATGCTCGTCGCCCACGCAAGGCTTATGAAACTTTAAGAAAGCTAGGGATAGCTTAAATTAAGTAATTTTTGCGCCAGCTTGAAGTTGTGCAATAGTCAGGCCACCAGTGTATTGAAAGTGCGGGAATTCCTTGAAGTCTTTCCAGTTGCCCGCCCACTCTAAATCGCAGGCCACACCAATTTCGCCAATTTTTTGCCAGATGGGGTCTTTAGTACTCCATACGGGTTTGCCGTTGACCAACGCCACTACATCTAAAGCGCAGCGCCAGTTGTGCCAAGACTGTCCTGGCTTGGCTTTTGTGACCACATCACCTGGGGTAGTGCGTCCTTGGGCATACAGCGCGGCTTGGCTCTCGTTATCGCGGTAGGTAGAGGTCACCAGCAAGTCAATACCTTTGGCTTTGGCGGCGTCAACAAACGCTTGCGCCCGCTGTTTAACAGGTGGAGCTAGTTCATCAAGACTGCGAGAGTTAATCATGTTGTTTCCTTGCGTTTAGGTTTAACATCGTTTTCCATTACCTTGGCTGGCGCAATGATACAGGTGGTCTCTACCGTAGCAGTAGAGTTTGTTTTGTACCATTCTTTTTTTTCTGCAACTACTGCCTTACATTCTTGTTCATCAACATAAACAGTAAGTTGTTGCAGAAACTCACAATGCCCATTTAGGCATATGTAGAGGACGGGAATGAATAAGTTCATTTGGGTTTATCTTCATCCGTTTCGCCGTGAGACAATTTCACACCAGCTAAGAGGCCAATGAAACCGCCAACGATGGTCTGGAATGCGGGGCTAATTAACTTGAATATTTCAGCGTTGTCAACTTTGTCATCAAATAAGCCAGCCATTAAAACTCCAACCATGCCGACGACAACAATGCATAGGGTAAAGCTAACCATCAAGGTGACAAGAAAAGTCAGCTTGGCTTTCATTTAGGTGGTTCCGATTTAGCCAGCAATTCGGTCTTGGCTTGGCTGCTGGCGCTGGAGCCAAAGTAGAAAGCCATTACCCCTGTCCATGCGGTTGCCAAACTGCCAAGCATTAGCATCAGCGCGTCCGATGTCTTGAAATGCTCTGTCATCAGGCCCAGCAAAATACCAAAAAATCCGATGGTTACAAACACTGCAAGCAGGGCAGGAATCCACGATTTGGTGGCAATTTGCATCTCGCGGGCAGACTGCTTGTCCTCGGCAATTAGCTTGGCAAAGTCCAAATTCATGGACTGCGCTTGCTTTTTCAATTCAAGCTCGGCAAGTTGGATGGAGGCCACTTGCTCGGCAGTTAGCTTTCCGCTGCTGATAACGTCCTGCACTTCATCAGGTGATACGCCAATAGCTTTTGCAACAGCAGAGACTGCCATTCCAGCCAATGGGCCACCAAGCGCTGTAGCGATAGTGGGAGCGATAGTTTTAAGCCATTCCATTAGAAACCCCTATTTGTGATAATGTGAAATGTAATGCTAACCAGTGGAACAACGATAGCTGACGCACCTGAAATCCAGAGTGTGTTCATGATAATCGCTACTTTCACTTCCTTGTCCTTCTGCTTTCTTTCTGACTCTTCTCTTTCAATCGTATTGCGCTCTTTAATCATCCTAGTGCGCTCTGCCATCATCTCCTCCCACACAGGCGCATTGCCTGAGTAGAAAAGAATGTCCTTCAGCTCTTTCTCATGTTCTCTTAGCGCCTTAGATGCAAGTGCAATCTGGAGAGCTTGAGAGCTTATCTGTGCATCTGTTTTACCTATGCTTGCAATCCGCGCCTTGCTGCTTGCTAGGTGAACTGTATCCGCTGCTTGGTAAAAACTGCTGAATTCCTTATAGAGGCCGTGGATGTCTTTGCCAAGAGCAACTGCTTTTTTATGCCAGAAACGGCAGCTTGTGCCATAGCGAAAGCGGTGAATGGGTCTATCATTTCTTGTTCACCACTGCCCATCGGCAGATGCGTCCATCTTTGTCAAGAAACTCATTTGCTCTAAGCATCTTGTCCTCATCTTTCTTTGGAGTACGACAAACCAGCACTGTTTTAGTCTCTGTTCCAGGCCAAGGACTTTCAGCAGAAGCTAAAAATGCATTGAACATTATTGCTGCTCAGCTTCTTGGGGAATAGGAGCAGGAGTAGTTACACCTTGATAAACACCTCTTGCTGCACCAGTTTGCAAATCATTCACAGCATCTGCCACCCATTGGATGCCATATTTTTTACCAATCCTAATGGCATCATCAATTTTTGTTTTATCAAAACCACTGACTTTAGGCTGCACAGATTCAAAAACTTTCACAGCGTCAGATGGATTCAGAAGCAATGCTTTTAGCTTTTCTTCTGTTGCGCCAGATGCTGTTTTTGCCCAATACTTGCTAAACAAAGATGTAATGGCATAAATTGGCCCAGATACAGGATTGTATATACGAGAAATGATTTGCTCTGGAGCAATTCCAGTAAGTTCTTCAACCCTTGTCTTAGGAACAGTCTCAACCCTGAAAGGAACATTGGTCAAATCTTTTGTTAATCGGTCTGACGCAATGCCAAAGTCTTTGATTTTCTGTGCGTAAGTAGGGCCAAACACACGATTGAAAACAGCGGCTTTGTTCCTGTCATTGAGCAAAGCAACTGGGTCTGCTGAGTTAACAATGTCATCTAGCAAGAATGCACGGGCAGCATTTACAGCGTCTTTGTTAGCTCCATATTGCGACATGAACTTGTTGGTGAATCCAATGTCGCTGTACATCTTGGAGATGAGCCTTTGAGGGCTTTCCATGCCTTCTTTGCCAAGGATTTGTTCGCCAGCAACTTTCTCAAATGCTGTATTGACTCTATTTTTTTGCCTAATCAAATCATCAATGTTGGACACAGATGCGGTTAACTCATCCTCAAGACCTGGGACTATAGAGATAGCGCCTTTGTTCTTTTTAAGCCAAGCTCTTGCTGCCTTTGGGTCAATAGCATCGTTCTTGATTGCCACCTTGCTAAAGCTATCGTAGAACGCATCCTTAACAATTTGCAGACCATCTGGGCCAGTAGCAGCGATAAATTCGCTTGCGTTTGATTTGTTGCCAATGATGGCTGGGCTAATTTGCTCAACAAATTTCTTACGGTCAACACTTTTTAAGGTTTCAGCATTAAAAGGCAAGCCAACTTTTTGTAGATATGCATTGTCTGCATTGCGATATGCGGCTACAAAATCTGGGTCAAGTCCTTCAATATGTCCACCAACACGCTGTTTTAGCTCAGTCAAAAGACGAATGTCTGCTGGGTCATCTGTTTTGCGAAGCTGTTTGTTGATTTCTCTTTTCAAAGAATCAAGGTCTTCAATGGTAGCAGCAGTAAACTTCCTGCCACCCTCAATTGCTGGCTTTCCTTCGGCAGTCAAGATGGCGCTTGGTTCTACTATTTCAGGCTTAAACTTAACGCGCACACGGTTGTAGATAGACGGAAAAGTCTTAAAAATATCAGACGCTTGGCTTCCTGCCACAAAGTTATAAATATCATCTACAGATGCTGCTGGCAACTCTAGACTTTTGTTTTTTGCTATGTTGAAAGCCTCTGTGTACAGAGGAGCAACCGCTTTTCTTGCATCATCTTCTTTTTGTGCAACCAGTGCAGAAATGCGTTGCCCAAGCACAGTAGGGTCAAGGGTTCTGTCTTCAGATAGGTCTGCAATTTGTTGGTCAATTGAACGAATTTTTCTTTGCTGTGGTTTTGCCAAATCCAAAGGCTCAATCAACTTGCCTTTTGCTGACACTTCCGCTGTAATTTTTGATGGGTCGCCAAAGATGCGTTTTTGGTTTTGCGCCAAAGCAAGTTTTGCATCTTCAAACTGCTTGCCATACTGCGCCCGAAACACTGGGTCTTTGGAAGATAGCGACTGAATGATGTTGTTGATAACAGGATTGTCGGCAAGCATGGAGCTTATAGGCATCTGCATTTTTGCTCCACCAGGAGCTTTCAGATAAACGCTTTGTTGCGCTCTAGCAGCCTCAACAATCTTCTTCATGTAATCGGGGTCGGCAGCACCAGCAGCAATAAAGATGTTGCTTATGCGGTTATCCACATCTTTCATTAGCTCATCTTCTGGGACTGTTCCTTTGACCTTTTCCCATTGAGATTTTGATAAGTTCCATGCTTTACCGCCAACCTCAACACCAAGCTCTAATGCCTTCATGCCTGTACCAGCAGCATATGCAGTACCACCGCCACCTAAAAGACCGCCAACAACTTGACCTGTAACTGGCATACCAACTTTTTGACCGCCAATTTCTCCAATTTGAGCGCCACCTGATGCTCCAGTTCCAACAACAGCCTGCTCCGCTGGTCGTAAAAGTAATTGCGCCAACACAGGAGCACGTTTGACCGCAGCAATAGGAGGGAATAAATAAGATTCAGGAGATGCGGCAGCCTCAACACCAGACAATACAGCACCACGAAATCCTTTAGGGTAAGGTGCTGTTGTATCAACGCCCATCCTAGCCTGAATTGACTGCCGTGTTATTGGCTCCATTTCTGGCTGCGCTGGGAAAGCTCCACCAAATGTTCCTGTCTGTTGGGCAGACCCAGCAGAAATTAAGGATGCAGCCGATGTCAATCCACGTTGAATAGCCTCAAGAAAACCAGCTTCTTTCTTAGGAGATGCTCCCAAAGAAGCAGTCAATTCCTCAATTTCTTGAGGAGTTAGCTCAACTTCACTTCTGAATGTTTTGCCGTCAACTTCGTATTTGAATGCCATTTGCTATTCCTCTGTAACTGTTACAGTTTTACCGCTTTTGGTCATGAGTGTTTTAGATGCTTTTGCACCGCCTTGATATGGCTTCAGTTGCGGGAAGTTAAGTGCTGCGTCCAAAGCTGCTGGTGGGTATTTTTGCAAATCAGCAATACTTCTTTGCGCTTTGATTTCAGCTTGAGCTTTATCAACCGACACTTTTCTGATAGCAATCAATGTTTTTCTAATGCTATTTTGTGTATCAAGCGTAGGAGTTCCGCTAACCAGTTTTGATAAATAGTCTGCCGTTCCGCCCAAGATTGCGGGGTCTGCTCCAGCAGCAAGCAGTTCTTTTTGACTCAAGTCCCCACCACCAGAAATTGCTCTTGCAAACTGAGTTTGAGCGGCCCTGAACGAAGAGAAATTGTTGTTTTTGATTGAATCATCAATGGCTGTCAAGGCATTGTCAGTTGCATCAATAATTTTTAGCTGAGGCTCAATAGTTCTTTGAACATCACTTCTAAATTTAGGCACATCACCAAGTTTTTCTGCTCCAGGTAAAATATTTTCTATTTTTGGAGCACCAGCTTTTTTGCCTGCCAAATCACGTTTTTCTACCTCTGCATCTACAATTCCAGCTTCTGCTTGACTTAGTTCGCTAAATCGTTTGCCATAAAGTCTTTGGGAAATTCTTTCGGCATCACCTCCAACTGAAGGAGGTGCTCTATCTGCTGTTGCTGGTAATGCTGTTTGTTTTTTGATGTAATCGTCCATCCGAGAAATAAATTCTGGAGACCCTGGTTTAAACCCTCTGTCTATCAGCTCTTGAGCAAAATTACTTACCTTGTTACTGCCACCACTCAAAGAAGCAAGCTGAGCATCTAACTGTCTAATTAGTGCTCGATTTTGTTGCTCCTCAGGCAAAGATTTCAATACATCAATTTGCCCCACAAGCTCACCAATTCTTTGTGCTTTTACAATATCAGCATTTTCTTTTTCTGCTTTGGCTGGACTCAAAACAGCAAGCTCAGCCTCTAAAGCGCGGATAGCATCTTTGCTTTGTTGCTCTTCAGGCAATCCTCTTAAAACTGCAAGCTGGTTGACAATTTGTGCTGCTCTTTGAGCTTCTGCAATTTTTGCATTTTGAGAAGTCTCTTTAGTAGGATTCAAAATAGCAAGTTCAGTCTCCAAGGCACGGATTGCATCTGGGTTTCGCTGCCCTTCAGGAAGTCCATTTAGAACTGCGAGCTGGTTGACAATTTGTGCGGCTCTTTGGGCCTTCACAATGTCTGCATTTTGACTGCCTTCTTTTGGTTGCGGCAAAGCATCCAAGCGGTTTTGCAACAAAGCAATAGCATTGACAACTTCAGGAGTTTGCTCCATGCCTTGAAGTTGACCAAGT